TTCAAAATTCAACCAAGACATTTCCGAATGGAACACATCAAATGTTACTAATATGGAAGCAATGTTTCATTGCTCAATATTCAATCAAGATATTTCTGAGTGGAATGTTTCAAATGTAACTAACATGAAAAAAATGTTTGGTCATTCAAAATTCAACCAAGACATTTCCGAATGGAACACATCAAATGTTACTAATATGGGCGGCATGTTTTGTGAATCAGAATTCAACCAAGATATTTCTGGATGGGACACATCAAAAGTCACTGACATGGAAGAAATGTTCTGTGATTCAGAATAATCTGATCAAGATATTTCCAGATGGGATATAACAGCCATTGTGTCAAAATGAAAGGATTTAAAATTTGAATTTTTTTTCACGAAGAATGATAGTTTCACTATGATTACTCTTGTTTCCAAGACTGGAGAAAAATGTGTTGTCAATGATGGTTTTAGCAAATATGCTAAATTTGTTCAACAATTTGTTGATGATACTAAAACTGTGGAACTTATCCAATCTTCAGAAGATGTAGAATTGATAGTATCATTTTATTTGGATAAAAATCAACTTACAACAAGCAATATAGTTCAAGTGTTTCTACTATCAGAATATTTTGACATAGCATCTTTGACAAATGATTGTTATGATTTTCTACAAACAGTATTAAATGGAAAGTCAACAGAAGAGATCAGAAAAATAATGAAGATAGAAAATGATTTGTCCACCGAAGATATCAAACGGATATCCATGGAGAATTATTTCATTGAAAAAGAAATAAACAAAATAGAAGAAATTGGTATTGTGGAAAATCCAATAACTATCCCAAGTATCAATATTCTGAAAAAACTGGTTAAAATGCGAAAACTAAAAATCAAAACAATAGCAGCAATATCCAGGCTACATTCTGGATTATCCATGGTGAGAAATACTCATGTTGATATTTTATTGAGTGGTACAGATTTCAAAACTTTCAATAAAAATAAACAATGGCCAAACATAACTATTCATGATATTCATGAAATGGTCAAAACAAACAGTTTTGAAACAAAAAAATATATCGACATGTTTGGAACAATATCAAAATGGGACACATCAAATGTTACTGACATGAGTTGGTTATTTCATGAAACAGAATTTAACCAAGATATTTCTGAATGGAACACATCAAATGTTGTCAACATGAAATGTTTGTTTTACAAATCGAAATTCAATCAAAATATTTCTGAATGGGACACTTCGAACGTTTCTAACATGAAGAGCATGTTTCATTGGTCGAAATTCAATCAAAATATTTCTGAATGGGACACATCAAAAGTTATTGATATGAATGGAATGTTTCTTGGTTCAATATTTGATGGAGACATATCCAAATGGAACACATCAAAAGTTATTGATATGAGCGGAATGTTTTGGAATTCAATATTCAATCAAGATATATCCCAATGGGACACGTCAAATGTGAAAACCATGACAAACATGTTTTTTGCATCAAAGTTCAACCAAGATGTTTCTAAATGGGATGTGTCAAGAGTTACAAATATGGACGAAATATTCATGTTCTCATGTTTCAACCAAAATATTTCTGGATGGGACACAGCTTGCGTTTCGACAAAAAATATGTTTCATGGGTCAAGCTTTGATTATCCTTTAATGGACTGAACATATTTATTTAAATTTTTTTTGCCCCGATTTATGACCATACAAGAAGCCTAATATATTTTTCGACACAAATATTAATTGAAATCATTTATATGAATATACCAAAGTTCATTAAAGGATATTTCCAAATGAAACACATCACAAATTTCAAATTGGAACAAATATTCATATTACCAATTTTAATTGAGGAATGTACAAATGGAATATTCATGTCAAACTTGTTCATTTTTAAAAAAATAAGCCCAATATCACATTTTTGGGATATTGTGAATCATTATTCCAATTTGTTCAAGACATTTTGCACTGATGAAATTGACAAAAATTGTTCAAATGATCATCAATGAACTGTTGAATCAGTTTGGCATATTTACTGAAACCATCATTGACAACATATTTTTCTCCAGTCTTAGAAACGAGATAAATCATTTTTTTGTACGATTTTTTTATGGAAAATGCAAAAATAAAATTTTTAAAACTATCCATCGTAAATTTTAATAGACATAGTGCATTGGAGCCATTTTAGGGTTGAGAACATTTAAGTATTTCGATAAATTTTTGTCTTTCTAATTTTAATTTCTGTTCATCTTTTTTCATCGTATTTCCTTGAAGTGAAACCTCAAATGGAGCAATATCTTTATCAAATTCAATGTCTTTACGAAGTTCTAGGTATTCATCAATTTTTCCATCATTGTTGGTATCAAAACCTACAATGTCAAAAATATTAAAATCTGGTTTTCCATCATTGTTAATGCTATACCATCCTTCTTCTCTGGAAACCCTCTTGTTTTTTTGCGTTATTTCCATAAATGGTTGGATGGGACAATCAACAGTTCTTTTCCTCCAAAATTGTTGAATTTTTATTGTGGAATGAATAACTTTTCTAGGCGGATTTTTCCCATGTACTCTTAGTGGTAAACAATTCAATTTAATATAATCATCCCAATTATTTTTACCCATTGCACTCATTCCATTACAATCTTTACAAATTGGCAATAAATTATCAATTGATGTTTTGCCACTGTTGTGTTCCGAAATAATATATCCTACTTGAAAAGCACAACAAGAAATAAATGATGTTATTGTATTTTTCCAACAACAAAAACATTTACTATTTGTTTTTTTGCCAATGTAAGTATCCCATACTAATTTGCGAATTTCTGGTGTAATTTCTAATCCCTTAATTTTCTTATCTTTTTTAGTTTTCTTGACTTTTTTGATTTTTTTAGTTTTATTGACTTTTTCAGTTTTTTTGACTTGCTTGATTTTTTCAGATTTGTTCGTATGGTTTTTCATTATGTTTTTTTCATATAACTCTAATAAGAAATAAAACTCTTGTAATATGATATTTTCATGTTTGTAATAATTTAAATCTAATTCTGTGTGAAAAAGATCTGGTGAAGAATATAAGTGTGACATATTAGTTATCTTCAAGTTGATCAAATAATGTTTCATTGATTCATCATAATTGGTCATATCAATCGTGCCTAACTTATGGTCCAACAAAGCATGATATGAGTTAGAAAATGCTACATGAATTTGTTTATGATTTTCAACCAGTGATGGACAATCACTTTCAACATCAGAAGAATTTAGTTTATGTCTGAGACCTTTTTTAGTTGTACCTAAATTAACCATCGATTTGTTAAATTTAATTTCGATTAGTCCATCGTTAGGAAATTTTAAAACACTAAATATCAAAATATATTTTTTAAAGAAATTTGTTATTTTATCAACTGGATACCCAATACTTTCCATCAATTTACAATAATTGATGATAGGGCTATTTTTTTCAAGATAAATAAATCTTCCTTGTTCAACATTAAATTTTAACATTTTTAGATTTACCATGTCAATAAATTTATTTATATTTTCATAATTATTTTTGAGCAAAAATTTAACATCATTAGAAAAAATTCTAAAATCTTGTTTTGTACCATTACTACTTGATAGGAATGGAAATACAGATGCTTCATGATAAAAATACGAAATAAATTGATTTTGTTTATTTCGAATTTCATCAATTTTATTTTGCAAAATTAATCTGGTACTTTCCAAAAAACCAATCCTTTTTTTAATACTTTCTAGTTCAGTAACAAAAGGAGCATGTTTGTTGAATATATCTGTTCTTGTCACAATTGAAGTATTTACATGTGAAAACCACTGTTGAAAATTGTCACACATGCTCTTATCTATTTTCTTGATTTGGTCAATCATCAAGGGTGTTTTGTAGACCTTCAAAACATCAATATAAAAATCAATAATATTTGAATATTCAGAAGTAATATTAGAAAAATTACTGCTATTGATATGACCAATTTTATTCAAAGAATATTTAATTCTTTCAATCAAAAATTTATCAATACTTACTTTACCAAGTTCATTTTTTAGCAGTGAAAAGCCTGAGTGTTCTAACACATCATTAATATCAATATTTTTGATATAATCTATTATTTTTGCTCGTTTGTTTTCTTCACTCATTCTGGCCCATCTAGACTTGCTGAATTCATTCAAACCAATTTTATTGATATATTTCATGTCTAAATCATATTGAGGATTACATTTTAACATTCTGTAAATAAATATGTCTTGACCACAAATTGGAATAATACTGAAATCACTGAATGTTGGAAGTTGTTTTTTAATTTTGTCTGAAACAACATCTTTTACTTGTGCGAACATTTCATCTAATTCATTATCCAGGCCATATTCTACACGGCCAAATGAGGATTGTGAAATTACCATATCATCACATTTGTTTACCAACACCATTAAATGGTGATATGTTTCACTGCTTATTTTTATGTTTTCTAATATTTTGTCTAAAATTTCTCTTGTTCCTTTAGTATTGAATGATTCTTCAATATCAATTACCAATAAAATTATATCAAACTTATGAAAATTATTGTCAATATAATTAAAATATATGTTCTTGGCTTCGCCATCATTTAAACCAGGCAAATCATACACATCTAAAAATACACCTTTTGGAAGATCTAAAATATCACTAATATTTCTAACATTATATTTTAACTCTGCACAATTTTCATTTGTTAGTTTTTTGGATAATAAATCTTTATTACTTTTACTATTTTTCATACGAATTTCTTTGTCAATTTCTCCATCCGTTCCATAATAAACTTGAGGTAGCATAGTTGTTCTTTTAATTTTCATATCTGAAAATTGTTCACAAGATAAACCATTTAATAGTGTACTTTTTCCAGCACTGACAGGACCAAATAGTGCTATTCTGATACTTTTGCGTAAATCCATGAGTTATATTTGGTTTGATAAAAATAAATAAATCAAATTTTCAACACACAACAAATCAAATGATTTTTCATTTTTTTGAAAACTTTGGTTTTGGCAAACAAGTTTCAAGAATATCAGTTTACAAAAATTTGAGTTACAAATGTCACGAAATTGCACCAGAAATAAATGTCGGCTTTTACCAATCAAAAAAAAGAAATTCTAAAATATTACAAAAAAACAAATGAAGCTGTTGATAGTCATCGTGAAACATTTGGAGAATTACTCAAACGATTAAACGAACATAATAGTTTGATTCATTCAATTGCCAATAATTATGATGATTTTATCAGTAGTTGTTTTCCAGGATTTCAAGATTTTAGAGATAAAGTAAATAAAAATCCATTGAATGATAGTAAAATTCAATATGTGTTTGACATGAACAAAAAATTATTTCTAAAAAAATGTCAATTGCCTAATAAAAAAATAATTCAAACTCAAAATTTTGTGTTAACATTGTGCAAGCATACCAAATACAAGGCACAAAATAATAGTACGATATCCCAAACAGTCCCATGGAATTATGTTCAAAGTTTGGTGGATTGTAATTTGTCTTTGTTACATGAGAATAGTCTAAGAAAAATTTGCAATTGTTATAATTATAGTTGTGGTTGTTATAGTCAAAATTCAATGTTTGAATCCATGAAATCTTGTAAATTGTTTTCACTCAGCCAAACAAAAAGTTTAACAATCATTGTTGATAACTATTTCAATCTGTTCGTTCCATCATTGAAAACATATTTGATTTATAA